TTAATTTTAGTTACAATTACAGATTTCATTAATTTATCTAAAACAGTACCATTTTTAATATAAGATTGATTAGTAAGAATATCTTCTTCTTTAGCAGTCATGTATTTAATTTCAACTTTTCCTTTTGCTAATTCAGAATCTTCAGGATAAAGTAAACCTTTTGACGGTAATTCTATTGTTTCCGTTGGTAACTTAAATTCACTCATAAATTTTTATTTTAATAACTTTATTTTTATATACATATATTAAAGAGCAGAAATATTATCTCCCTTTACAAAAAATCCCTGTACTCCTGGAATTTTTTTAATATTTTCTATAACATCATCCATTTTATCTCTAGAGAATCCACCTTTAGTAATCCAAGGATGACCATCTACTTTAACAGTTAATATAGATTTAAATTTTGATTTATCTTGATCTGCATAAGCCATTGGTTCTTCTGATCCTACAATTGTTACTCCAGGTAATGATCTAATATCAGATAAGATTTCTGTTTGGTTTCTATCATTAATATCAGTGATTAATGTGCCAATCATTTTAAATTTATCTTGATATTCATTTAAAGAATTTTTTAATTCTTCTTTAATAATGGATCTTAATTGGTCTAGTTTCATTTTTATAATATATGTTATAAATATATTACTATCTAATAAGAGTAACGTGTCCTTGTTTTTTAATTTTTTTAGGGCTATCTGTTAAACTAAATTTCATTACCCAAGTATAAACACCTTCTTGACATGGTTTATTGTTATAAGTTCCATCCCATTTAGCATTAGGATTTTTAGATTCCCATATAATTTCTCCCCACCTATTTAATATTATTAATGAAAAAGAATTTTCATCATATCCTGCAGTAAATACAGGACCCCATTCTTCATTATCTGAATCACCATCTGGTGTAAATGTATTAGGTATCCAATAAACTAAATTATCACATTGTTTAATCGTGATAGTATATGTAACTTCATTACTAGGGCAGGGTCCATCGTATCTTATAGCAGATAACACGTATGTACCTGAATCAGACCATGTAATTGAAATTTCATTACCTGTATAAAAATCATTTACTCCATTACCTGTTAAAGTCCATTCTGTTATTCCAACTCCTGTATGAGGAGCCCAATAATTAAATTCTTTTTCATCTCCACACAGTTCTATATCTTGTTGAGCATATGACCAACTTGATAAAAATAATAATATATAGAGTAATTTTTTCATTAGTTATGTTGTATTGGAGACAATACTGGTTGTGTGCTAACACCTATATTTATCGTAGAAACAAATGTACATCCTCCATTTGTATAGGTATATGTTATAATATGACCTCCTGCTCCTGCTACGTTAGGGCAAAAATCACCACCAACAACTCCAGTTCCACTAAATACACCTCCAGGTGGATTAGCTACTAAAGGCACACAAGGATCTGTTTCACAAAATGGTCCTAATGCATTTATTATTGGGGTGACATCATAAATAAATACATCTAATACACTTGGCGCACTTAAACATCCACTAGCATTTGTTGCGTCTACAGTCACTGCTCCTACGATTAATCCTGGATTAGCTGCTGACCAATCTACTGTTATTTGATTTGTTCCTTGACCTGCTGTAATAACTCCAGGAGCTAAAATTACCCAATTATAAACATAACCAGGTGCATTTGATACTTGATAAATTGAACCAGATGTTTGATAACATACTGTATCAGGATTTATTGTTGTTAATTGGGAATAACTTAAAAATGTTATTAAAAAGAATAATAATGAGAGGATTTTTTTCATAGCTTTTATTTAATTGTGATTTATTGGTCCTAATGGGGGTAAGGGGGTAGGGTTTATATTTCCGTTATATATGTTAAAAGGATTAGGAGTACAAGATACATTGGAAAAACTTCCCCAATTACCATCTCCTCCTGCGGTAACTACTATTGTTAGATCTAAAGGGTTACATGAATTAACTACTGTAATATCAAAACAAAATGACCATATACAAGTTTCTCCAAAATCTCCCCAATCATCACCTGCGTTATTATTCCAAAAAGCAGGATCTCCATATTCATAAAACCAACCTGGGCCTGCTATATTTCCTGTATTTGTTGAAGTTGTATTTAGTGACCATATCCAATGTCCTTGTGCTGATGTTTCATTACAATCAGAAGGGGGTAATCCAGGAGTTAAATTTGTCCATCCTGTACCTAATATTATTGAGAATCCTTCTAACCATTCTGCTGCTACAGCAGGGCTAAAATTCCAACCATCCATTGTATAACAAACAGTTACAACTGTTCCAGGTGAATAACCTGCAATGGGGGGAGGGGGGTTTAAAGTAAATGATTGAATTCCATTACACGGTTGTGAATGGAAAAAGTTAATTAAAAATATAAAAAATAGTGTTTTTAAAAACTTCATATTATGTAATATATAACCAATAATTTAATATTCCAAAGAAAAAACAAAAGCTCCTACATAATTGTGGAGCTTTTATAATATGTAAAATATTGTATTTTAGTAATTCAAAATACAATAATCTGGTTGGACTTCAACGGTTATATTAACAAGAGTACCATCATCTTCCCAATTATAATCTCCAAAATTAACGCTTGTAATTGTAGCCCCTTTTATAATCCATTCAGAAACAACATCTCCAACAGGACCAACAGCATTAAATGTAATATCTTTTTTATAGAAATCACTATATCCATCTCTACCTGTTACTGATTCATGTCCTAAACGTACCCATTCCATTACTGCTTGTGCTCCAGAAGGAGTAATAGATTCATACATTGTAAATGTAATAGGTTGCCATATTGTTTTTCCTTTTACGTAACGCTGAACGTTAATATGGTTAAGGGCAACAGCTGTTTGATTTAATGAAATAGCAGTCATTCCTTTAACTAAATATGATGGGATACCATCCAGATAAAGGATAAATCTATTTGTTTGCTTTGGTTCAAAAGCTGTATAGAAAATTTCGTTTGGATCTAATATTGCCATTTTCTTTTTATTTTTCTTGTTGTTTTATTATAAATATTTTAATTTTTTGTTTTTTTAACTAGGAAACTCAGCTCCTGTAGGCATTAAAATAAAATCTAATGATATAAATTCTGCTGTTCTAGTTGGTTGGATATAAATTTGTCCAACTAATTGGTTTCTATCTATTACAGCAGGAGTATTATTCGATTCATCCATTACTACTTTAAATGCATACAATCCTTGTTTTTGTTGTACACCTTCAAGATAAGGAGTTACTCTTGCAAGGAAATTTTTTCTAGTTGTTTGAGTATTTTGTTCAAATACTATTTGATCTGCTAATTGTCCTATATAACTTTTAAGTTCAATTAATAAACGTCTTACATTTACTCTATCTAAAGCAGATGCTTCCTTTTGTAATGTTTTTTGTCCAAATACTACTACTCCTTCTCCAGAAATAGTGGCTAATGGGTTAATATTTGCTTCATATAAATCATCTTTATTAGCTTGTGTTAACTTATATTTTGCATATGAAACTGTATTTAATCCACCACGATTAATACCTGCTGGTGCAAACCATGGAGCTGCTACTTTATCATTATAAGCATAAACACCTGGAACAACTGTTGAAGCTGGTATCCATACTTGTTTTCCTGTTCCTGGGTCTAACATTTTAACCCAAGGCCAATATGTTGCAGCATATGATGTATCTCTAGATGCAGCTTGTGTAATAGCTTCACTTAAACTTGATGCATATAATGTCATATCAGGAACATATAATGCATCTCCTCTTGATACTGTGTTTGTTATAATATTAGTAACTTGAGATGTGTGAGTATCATTAAATAATCCAGGAGTAAATAATACATTATATTTATATGAATCTTTATCGCTCATTAATTTAATAGCAATATCGTAATCTGTACCAGATAAACCTTGTGTATTAGTAGAAGAAATATTGTCATAAAAAAGAGCTTCTCCTTCAATATCACCTGTTCCTCCACCAAAAGTTCCATTTCCAGCTAATGGCATTTTTTCTACATAAGAAGGATTTGCAGTACCTGCAGAATTTAAATATGTAGGCATTTTGCTATTTACTGTTTTTACTCTAACATATCTTGAATTATTTGGGTAATCCCCAGTTGTAACATTTTGTTCATTAGTTGAATCATATGTTAATGTTTGATCACCAATTACTTTAGCAATATATCTATCAGATTCAGGATCAAGATTTACTTTATTCCAAGTTTCAAGAACTATTTTTTTATTTTGCAAGTCATTTCCTTGTCTTATAGTTATATTAAATAACCCAGATGAAGTACTTACATTAGATATTTCAAATCTAAGATTATCTTTTGTCCCATCAGGTAATAAACCATCAGAATAATATGAACCTACAATATTATCATTATCTTGTTTTACACCTTTAGCAATAGTTTCTAAAACAAATGGACCCCCAGAAGTTGCTGTATAATATTTATTTACTCCTGAACCTGAAAGATTTCCAGATCCTGTTGCAATAAATGAAGAGGTTGCAGCTGTATATGAACCACTTACTACTCTAGTTACTAATAATGATTCTCCTCCATAATTAAAATAACTATAAGCTGAAATGGATGTTAAGAATGAATATGAGCCACTACCACTTACAAATGTATCTCCAAATATGCTTTGGTAGTCAGAATAAGAAGTTACTAATGTAGGTTGTTCAACTGGTCCTTTAACTGTGGGACCTATGATAGCTGCGCCTGCTTGTACAGGTTGTCCTAGTAAAAATGTATTATCTATTTCATTTAATGTTACTCCAGGAGAGATAGAGAAATTTGCCATTTTATTTTTTTATTATAAATATTATTATTTTTTTTTAAAATTAAATATTACGAAGGGAAAGTTGCTCCCGTTGGTAATACATTAAAGTCTAATCTAATAAATTCTGCTGTTCTTGTAGGTTGAAGAAAAATAGCTCCTATTAGTTCATTGTTATCTATTGTAGTACTAGTATTATTAGTTTCATCCATAACAACTCTAAAAGAAGTTAAACCTTGTCTTTCTTGAACTGTTTGTAAATATGGATTGACTTGAGACAAAAAAGTATTTCTTGTAGTCACATTATTAGGTTCAAATACTAAAGTATCTGCTATTTGTGAAATAAAACTTTTAAGTTCAATTAGTAAACGTCTTACATTTACTCTATCTAATGCACTAGGTTTTTTCTGTAATGTTTTTTGTCCAAATACTGTAACTCCATTACTTTGAAAAGTTGCAATTGGATTTATATTTTCTTGATATAAAGAATCTCTTGAATTTTTAGATAAAAATCTTTCTGCTTTAACAGCTGTTCCTATAGTACCTCTATTTACTCCTGCTGGGGCTATCCAAGGATCAGATACACTATCATTAAAAGCATAAACACTTGGTATCATAGTAGATGGGGGAACCCATACTGATTGTCCTGTATTAGGATCAACAGTCATAATCCATGGATAATAAGTAGCAGCATATGAAGTATCTCTAGCAGCAACTGATGTTATTACTGTTGAAGTATTATCACCATATGTTGATGAATCTAAAATAACCATTGAATCCCCTCTATTTTGAATATTTGATATAAGAGTGCTTATTACTGAAACATGACTTGAATATGAGGGTGAATCTATTAATCCAGGAACTGTTATAAAATTATATTGATAAGAATCTTTATTAGATAATACATTAAATGAAATTGAATAGTTATCTGCTACAAGTCCTTGAGTATTTGTATTTGATATTTCATTATAGTACTTATTTGAAAGAGATGAAGTAATTTCTCCTTGAGCTCCATCAAAAACACCTGATGATGAAAACGGGATTGAAGATGTAAATTGGTTTTTTGCTGTTCCCGCATTATCTAAATAATTAGGTGTTGGGGTAAGCACACTTTTTACTCTAACATATCTTGAATTATTTGGATATTCTCCATTCTCTTGAATATAATAATCAGATCCATCTTGTTCAATAGTTCGATTTGTATTTCCAATAATTTTTTCTATATAATTAGGTTGTGTTGGATCTAATGATAAATTAGTATAAGTTTCTAAAATAGAAGGTGATAATGATGAATCATTTCCTTGTCTTATAAGTAATGTAAATACACCTGATTGGGTATTAGGGGATTGTATTTCCCATCTTAAATTTTCAGTTGTTCCACTATCTAGCACCCCATTAGAATTTAAAGATCCAGAACTATTCATTATTACTCCTTCAGAAAGAGTTTCTAAAATAAATGCTTCTGTATTAGTTCCTCCTCCAAAAAAAGAAGTTGTACTCCCTGAAGTAAATGATATAGCATTTCCTTGCAATGCATTTGAACCAATATATGTAAAAGTTGTGTTTGTTGTAGAAGTACTAGCACTTATAAATTGTAAAGAAGAACTATATGGAGCTATTGAACTACTA